CTCTTTCCCTACACGCCGCTCTTCCGATCTCGAATGGTAAAAACTTGTGCCATACTTTAGGAATACCGTTTGGATCTACACTATACAAGAAGTCCATTAGTTTAAATGCTTGTACAATTGTACTTGGACCACTATCATCCTTACCTGCTTGACATAGTTCAATTAGTTTAACTGCATTTTTCAATTTAGGATTGCGTTTTACTTCAGGACTTATTTTTAATCCTGATATAGCAGGTGCTGCACCGCCGCCAGTACCTTTACTACTAATATTCAAACTATGGCTTGTGTTTGGATTTGTAATAACTGCATAACTATCAGCAATGTTATTGTTAGCGGCACTAGGGAAGTTCAATGTTAATTCACCGATATCACCACCTAGCCACTCTAAGAATTGTTGCTTTCTTGGGAAACGACTACGACCATATAGTAATGCTAACACACCTAAGTATTCACCGGCATAGTCAACGATAGCCTTACGTTCTGATTCTTTTGCCTTATCTACATACTCAGGTGGTAATTGAGCATACTCACCTGAAATAATATATTGTGCTAATTGTATTACTACTCTACCGTATTCTGTACTTTGTAACACTTGATTGTTTGCAATTTCTTCATACAAGTCTGTTGCTGGAATATCTCTATCAGTAATCTTAATTAAACTTGGTTTCAACAATACAGACTCTTTTGTACTACCACCAAATTCTTCATTCTTTGCTAACTGTGACATTGGGATTTCTTCACCATCGGCAGTTATGATGGTTGTTTTCTCACCCTTGAATGTACCGTCTTTCTTCATTTTAGTTAGACGTTTGGCTTCGTTTGGATCAATGAAGATTTGGTCACCTGTTACATTGTCAATGAAGGGTTGATTAGTAGATATTTTTTGAATTAGTAAAGCCCAACGTTTTGGGTCTTTGTTAATTTGTGTTGGTGTCAAGCCATTAGCAAAAAGTGTTTGAGGAGCGTTAGGATCCTTCTTTGTTGCTTCTTCTAAGTTCTCTAGTATTGTTAATAAATCACGCATAATATGTATTTATCAAGTTTTAGCACTTGAACAAATCTTGATGTTTAAACCAACGCCTCTGACCATGGCTAGTCTTAAGTGAGATACCATAATTAGCCAATTTATCTCTGAATATAAAGAAACTAGGACCATGACTTAGTATAAAATCTTTACCCTTTTTAAAACGTTTAGGTCCATCTATGTCCCATTGATATTGATGACACATTTCATGTGCCAGTGTAGTTACCATCCATTGTGGGCAGAACCATTTATCCATCAACTTTATGGTACAGTAACTTCCGGTATAGTTTATTGACGTTTCTGCTATACACATTCCCCAATATTTCTTACAATGTGATGCCAAAACTAACTTTGGCATACGTAATTTATCGTCAAAAATTAGCCAATTTAGTTGTTCATATACATATCTAACATCACTTTTTGAAGGCCTATAGGGTAATCTTCTTTGTATATAAACAGGAGGAAGAGGGGAATTCATTATTTCTTCTAGGGTATAGTTAATGAGTTTCATATAGATATTTATAAAAATATACTACTATTGGCAAAACTACTAAATAATAGTACAAGGAGAAATTATCATGGAATTGATTATTGGAATCGTATTCATTGCAGTTGTTGGTTATTTGGTGTTAAACCGTAAAAAACCAGAAGTAGTGCAAGAAATCGTTGAGGAAGTTAAAGCAGTTGAGCAAAAAGTTGAAGTAGCAGTTGCTAAGGTTGAGGAAGAAGTAAAAACCGAAGTCAAAGCAGTTGCTAAAAAAGCAAAGGCTACAGCATCTAAGGCAAAAGCCAAGGCTGTTGAAGTTGAACAAGAAGTGGTTGCGGCAGTTAAAAAAGCACGTAAACCACGTGCCCCTAAGGCATAATTGTTTAATTGAACATTAACTGGAAATAGGGCTACGGCCCTATTTTACTATGATATTTGGTTTTGATATACTTAGTGATTTGAATTTAACAGAGAATGACACCTTTGATTGGGAAGGCAAACCTACAAGTCTATATTGTATATTAGCAGGGAATATATCTAATGACCTACATGTACTATACAAAACAGTTAAACATCTTAGTAAACTATATCAGGGTGTATTCTACATAGATGGAAATGCAGAAAACATACAGATAGAAGATAGAGACCGAGTTATAGACGAAATATCAAAATTGTTTGTTAGTATGAAAAACGCTGTTTATCTACATAATAATGTAGTAGTGGTTGAGGGTGTAGCATTAGTAGGTGTTAACGGTTGGTACGGTAACTATGCTGTCAATCAGGATAACGGATTAAATTTAAAAATGAACAGGTATGATGATTTAGCGTATCTACAAAAAACTGTAGAAAAATTACAACTTCATATTGATGTAAAGCAAATAATTATTATTTCTAATAGTATACCTTCAGTGGATTTATATTTTGGAGAAAAACCAGACATTGACCCAAGTGAAATACACTTAAACTATGTACTAGAATCTGATACAGAAAGTAAGATAACAACTTGGGTATTTGGATCACATAAAAAAATAGTTGATACCAAAATTAACGGTGTCAACTATTTTAATAATCCCTGTTTAAACAAGATTCCTTATTATCCCAAAAGAATCAATATAGAACTTTAGGCTTCACTTTCTATTTTAACTTGTAGAGGAAATCCCTCTTGTCTTGCGTCAAGTGTTACTTCAATACCCTTTTGTTCTGCAATCTCATAGGGTAATACCGCTACAACTGCACTTCCCTGTTCGTGGATTCCCATTGTAATATTTGTTGCTGTATCACTTGTATAATTGAAGTGATCCACTAGGCTACGAACTACAAAATCCATAGAAGTTAGTTCATCATTTAGATAGATGACCTTGAACATTGGAGGTTCTTGAATAGCCAAATTTGGTTTGATTTTTATTTTTGTATCGATATTTGTTGACGGCATTTCTTTAACCCTTAAAGTTGTAGTGCATATTTCTATGCACTACTTTTATTTACAATAGATGTATTATACTATTTATTATAGTTTATTGCAATACTCTTGGGTTTCTTTGATTCAGGGAGTTTTCTCTCCAAATAGACATTTAATATCCCATTCGTAACACTAGCGTCCTGCACTTCAACGTAGTCTGCTAATGTAAATTCCCTACTAAAGTCACGCATACTAATGCCTCTATGATGGTACTCCCAACTAGCATCTTCTACACGAACTTTGCTTCCTTTAATAGATAAAATGTTATCATAAACACTTATATCAATTTCACCCTCGGTAAAGCCGGCAACTGCAACTTGTATTAATACAGTCTCATCTCCGGTCTTGATTACATTATGGGGTGGGTAGTTTGCACTATTTTGTTGTGCTGACATACGTAATAGTTCGTCAAACACACTATCAAATCCTATTCCAAATTTGTGCATACTTGGAATATCTAACGCACGTAGTGTTAGTGTTTCTCTTGGTTGTGTTGTCATTTAATTTCTCCTTATTAAGCAAGTTTATGACTAGCGGGCCTCGAAAGCGACCGCTATTTTTACAGAATCTTATTTAGATTCTTTAACCTCTGCATCAACTACTGTTTCTTCAGCAGGCTTTGCAGTTTCTTCTGTTGCGGCTGTTGGATTTGCCGCTTCTTCAGCCTTCTTCTTGGCTTCTTCTTCCTCATACTTAAACTTAGTGATTGGACCAATCGCTTCGTATAACTTAGGAATACTATCTTGGATCGCTTTAGGATCATCACCTTCCATAGCAGTTTCAACAGCCTTGATAGCCTCGTCTGCCTTGTTGCGTTCCTCTTCTGTTACTTTATCTTTATATGCTTCAAAATCTTTCTTAAAGCCAAATAATGTACCTTCTGCACTATTACGTGCTTGTACTAATTCAACATGTTTCTTGTCGGCTTCAGCATTCAATTCAGCATCTTTAACCATTTGTTGAATTTCAGCATCACTCAATCCTGAGTTTGCTTTAATAGTGATTTTGTTCTCTTTACCAGTACCCTTGTCCTTAGCGGACACTTTGAGAATACCGTTTGCATCAATGTCTAATGTAACTTCAATCTGTGGTTGACCACGTGGTGCTGGTGGAATATCACCTAGACTAAATTCACCCAATACTTTGTTGTATTGGAATAGTTCACGCTCACCTTGACCAACTTTAATTGTAACTGCGGGTTGATTGTCATCGGCAGTACTGAAAGTTTGACTATGCTTAGTTGGAATAGTTGTGTTCTTACTAATCAACTTAGTGAATACACCACCTACTGTTTCAATACCAAGACTCAATGGAGTAACGTCAAGTAACAATACATCACTACGTCCACCACTCAATACATCACCTTGAATTGCAGCACCTGCGGCAACTGCTTCATCTGGATTTACGTCTTTGCGTGGTGCTTTGCCGAACAATGTTTCGACAACTTCTTGCACCTTAGGCATGCGTGTCATACCACCAACTAGAATAACTTCATCAATATCGCCTGCAGATACATTAGCATCACTCATTGCCTGACGACATGGTGCTAATGAACGTTGGATCAACTCATCAACTAATTGTTCTAATTTAGCACGTGAAAGTTTTACATTCATATGCTTAGGGCCACTCGCATCAGCAGTAATGTATGGCAAGTTAACATCAGTTTGTGCAGAACTACTTAGTTCAATCTTTGCTTTTTCCGCTGCCTCTTTTAAACGTTGCAATGCCAATACATCTTTGCTTAAATCAACTGCATTGTCTTTCTTAAATTCTTCAATCAAGTAATCCATGATGCGTTGGTCAAAGTCTTCACCACCTAGGAATGTATCACCGTTTGTTGACAATACTTCAATTTGTTTGTCACCGTCTACGTCTGCCAACTCAATGATTGATACATCAAATGTACCACCACCTAAGTCATATACAGCAACTTTACGGTCACGTTTTTCTGTTTTATCAACACCATATGCTAGTGCGGCCGCTGTTGGCTCATTGATAATACGTAATACTTCTAGACCTGCAATCTTACCTGCATCTTTAGTTGCCTGACGTTGACTATCATTAAAGTATGCCGGTACTGTGATAACTGCTTTAGTAACTTCTTCACCTAGATAGTCTTCCGCAGTTTTCTTCATTTTGCGTAGTACTTCTGCACTAATTTGTGGGGGTGCTAACTTATCATTATCAACCTGAACCCATGCATCACCGTTATCGTTTTGAACGATTTTGTATGGCATTAGGTCAATGTCTTTCTGCACAGCCTGCTCACTGAACTTACGTCCAATTAATCGCTTTGCTGCATAGATTGTATTCTTTGGGTTTGTAACTGCTTGGCGCTTTGCACTTGCACCAACTAAGATTTCATCGTTTGCGTAGGCAACGATTGAAGGTGTTGTTCTAGTACCTTCTGAATTCTCAATAACTTTGGGGATTCCGTTTTCAATAACGGCTACACATGAATTTGTGGTACCTAAATCGATACCTATGACTTTGCTCATTTTTTTCTCCTTTAAAAAGCAAGATTGTAATATAGACCTGACTATCAGCGTCTATATGTATTTATATATTTTACTTAATTGTGTAAAATATTTGTATATTATTGGGTTAAAATAATTTCGGGGGAAGTTGCTGGTCACGTAAATACTTTTTCCAACGACTCTTTGCTTTACTCTTATCAATCTTACGCTTAGTAGTAGGCTTGACAAATTCTTGTCTATCACGGACTTCCTGAATTATTCCGGTTTCTAAGATTTTCTTTTTGAATTTGCGTAATGCTTTTTCAACATTTCCGTCTGGTCCTACTATTACTTTACGTCCTGGCATATGATTGGTGTTGGTTTAAGAATTTGCTCCCTGTTTATATTTATCTTTTTAACGTTGAAAGTACGATACTCTCTAGTTCTGTACATATGACACATTAATGCCTTTTCAATCTCTGTATGCAAACCACGTGCTCCGGTCTTTAATGCCAGTGTATTCTCCGCAATTTGGTCTAATGCATCCTCTGTAAATACCAATTCAATATCGTCTAACTTAAGCAAATACTGGTATTGGCTTATATAGTTATTCTTCACATCAGTTAATATATGTACCAGTTGTTCTTTAGTTAGATTTTGTACACTAATTGTAGTTGTAAATCGACCTACAAATTCCGGAATTAATCCAAACTTAGTTAAGTCATCAGGTGTTACTTCTGCCAAATCACCTTCAATTTTATTGTCCTTGATATCCGCTGCAAATCCAATACTTGTGCCGTTAGTTCGTTTTGCGATAACTTCTTTTAATCCTACAAACGCACCACCTGCAACAAATAATATATTTTTAGTATCAATTTCCAACATGTCGCTGCCAGGATGCTTGCGTCCACCTTGATTTGGAACACGACAGACTGTACCCTCAACCAACTTTAATAATGCTTGTTGAACACCCTCTCCTGATACATCACGGGTAATACTGGTACTTTCGCTCTTACGGGCAATTTTATCAATTTCATCAATAAAAACGATACCATGTTCGGCTAGTGATTTGTCTCCTCCTGCTGCATTCAACAACATACTAATCATTGATTCAACATCATCACCTACATATCCGGCCTCTGTTAAACTTGTAGCATCAGCAACTACGAAGGGCACTTTGAGATATTTGGCAGCAGTTTTTGCAAGTAGTGTTTTACCAGATCCAGTTGGTCCAACTAATAATACATTACCTTTTTGAATTTCTAAATCTTTTGGAGGGTGATTAATACGTTTATAGTGATTGGTGATAGCAACACTCAATACTATTTTAGCATCATCTTGACCTACAATATGTTGATCCAAATACTCTTTAATACTTTCAGGATCATATTTTGGTTCTTCTTGCGGACCTTCGGCTTCATCAACAATCAATTCTTGGCAAAGTTCAACACAATCACTACAGATTGCCACATTTTCACCTACAATTAATTTTTTAACTGATTCCTTACTAGTACTACAAAAACTACAATGTGTGAGTTGTTTATTTTCTTCTGTCATTATAATACTTATCTAAGTATGATTAGTTGCTAGAATTTATACTTTACCTAAACATACATCTCTATTCATTGTCATATATGCGTTGACATGATCCATTTCTTTTAAATCAAAAAATGTTTTACTGTTTTTAGGGATAGTATATGCGGTATTAGCAGTATAAGTATCAAGACCCCCTATTGATTTAAAATTAGGATAATTACCACAACCTCTAATAATAGAATTACCATACTTATCTACTACCTCTACTACTGGATACAAGGTAATGTACACAGTATCAAATGTTTTCTTATAGATTTTTTCATCATTGATGGGTAAATCTACGGTGTTGTCAAATATACCAAATGATGATTTAGGTTTACGCACTATTGAAATTTTTCTAAATGTGGTCTTGTTATCATCACCTACTCTATTTAAATTTTCAACTAGAGAATCTATCCATACTTGATTCCAAGTGAATACTGCTGATATTTCAATCACCATATCTCTATCATTATTGAGTTTGATTTTAGTAGACTCAACCTTAGTATTAAATGCACTTCTAGGATAACTATTAAGTAAATTATCAATCAACTTTTCAGCATCATTGCGTTCTTTGTTAAAAGAATCATATTGAGCATATATCTTAGATGAATCTAATTTACCTCTTTTATCACTAGTACTTAGAATAACATCTGCGATTTGGCTACTCCTAACCTTAACATCCATTACGATAGTATATCTAAGGTTAGTTCCTGATTGTTCGATAATTTTAAAGTCATCAACATAACCACTACTATGTTTTAGTATTTGGTCACGCACCAAAATGTTATTAGTTGATTGTTTTTCAGTTACTACAATAGCACCAACTGCAATTTCGACTGCTAATTGAAAACCATTAAGTCTAGCCTCTTCAACTGTTTTACCAGTACCGAGTACTCGTACATAACCATTTGCAACTTTAGGTTTATTATCAGGGGGTGTACTTGCACAGGCTGAAAGTACCAATGCCAATGTTATTATTAAGTATTTCATTTCATTCTATTAGCAAGTTGGTTGCGGGCAGTTTCACCATTAATATCCCAACGGATAGTAACTGCTACTTCTTGTGGACCTACAACTTCCTCTTTAATCTTAATGAAACCTTTTAAGATAGCACTCGAATTAGTTCTGATTGTCTCGGTTAATTGAACAACGGTGTCGTTTGTATTTTCACGTACACTTGAGTTGCCGGCTTCTTTGTCTGTCATTTCAACAGTAGAACCATCAGCCTTACCACTTTTCACAAGGTCTGTAGCCTTTTCTACATTCTTTGCAATGGTATTGTTAACACGATTTGAAGTAATCTCTTTGTTTAAGAATTCACTTATGTTAGCATTGGCTCGCATTTCAGCGATTGTCAATGCATTTTTGCGGTTGCTTGTTGTTGCACCAAATGTAGGGGCAGTACCGATAGATTCAATTGCAATTACATTACACTTGCTACCCATACCGAACCAATCACATTTAGATTCAATCTTTACTTTCTCACTAACAAAACTAGTGGATAGTTTTTGACTAGCGATTGGTCCTAGACTGTTTGCACCGTCTACTGTTTTGGTACTAGAACATGCAGACAAAAGTACTACAATTGCTACTAGCGATAATTTGAGTTTCATAAAAACCTCTCTGAGTTAAACTATGTACATAGTATAACACTATTTGGATTTATTGTCAAATATTTGATTGGTTGTTTTTTATAAATTGGGCAATTGCATCTTGCTCTGCCGGTGTCAAATGTTCTGGATCGTATTCACCGCTATCAATTTTTTCAATTAGATGTTGGATATATCCATCTTCAGATAGATGGCTATCTGTATTTTCACGGTTTACTTCTATCCATTTTCTACCATTAAATTTGAAAATTCTATGAGGTATTACATCAATTCGGGTAAACATATCACCTAAACTTGGATGCTTTGGGAAGTTATCACCAAATGTAATTTCGGGTTCAGTTGGATTATCAACTTCTATTCCTAAGTCTGGGCGCAAATCAGCAAGAACACGTTTATGCATTCTCTTGCCTTCGTATTCAACATAATCACCTGATACTGCAACATATGGGTGTGAAGTATCAATTACATCAACTACTGGTTCTTCATTGATTGATTCAAATGCAGGGCCAGTTTGTACCCACTCGCCGGTTGTTAAATCTTTAAAACCTTCAAAATTTGGTGTACCTGATTCATCACGTACAGTTTCTGGTTCAGGTTCACGAATAGCCATTGTATGTTGTTTTAAGAATCCATCACTATCTGGATCACCCTGTTTAATAGTTATGGTTGGTTCTTCAACTTGTTTTGGTACTTCTGGCCAATGTATCACTAACTCAACCGGTTCGTTGCCGTTCACATTATCTAATACATCACATTCTTTGTTTGGACAGAACAAACCAATACCAGGGGCATTAACTAATTCAGTACCACATTTATTGCAATTGATGGGTTCGATTGGTTCTTCAATTAATTCTTCAACGATAGGTTCTTCTGGTACTTGAGCAATCTCTTTAAGTTGATTTATTTGGTCATCAGTTAGTGGACCATCATCTTGTTCATACTTAGGTTTGTTTTCTAATTCTTTTTCTTCACGAACCCAACCAAATGTCATTTGTGCAGCCAATAGCATAACAACTGCTAACGGGTCAAATACAATAACAATAAGAATAATAACCCATGTAACTGCACGTTCTAATACATTAGCATCAGGATTATCACCATAAATAAATGCCGCAATGTATTTGATTGGTCCTACTTCTGCCTCAACCTTACGCACTTCGGCTGCAATTGGAGCACGTTCTTCGCTGATAGTGGCAATAATTTTCTGTTCGGCAGTAATTTCGGATTGAAGTCTTGCACGTTCTTTTTGTTGGCTTCGTCTAATTGCAACTGCTTTGTCGGCACCTTTTTCATCACTGCTTCGACCCATAACTTGGTCAACAGCCTCATCCATCTGTTTAAGCGTCTTGCGGTTAGCATCTATATTGTCCTTTGCAGTTTTAATCTTTTCATCATAAACTGC